AGGTTATCTAATCTACGACAAACACAAAGATTACATCAAAGATAAAATAGATCGTTGGTTATGAGAGGTAAGTTCCCCAAAGTTAAAAAAACCAAAGCCGGTGTTCCCGTAAAATATGTTCGTGGCTCTAAGAATAAAAGAAAGACAGAGCGTGAAATAAAGAACACAGCTAGGTTATATGCAGAGGGTAAACTGACTGAATATCTAATGAATCAAATAACCAAACAGAGAAAGAACAGTGTCAAAAAAAAGTAAAGATAGTTCTAAAACCACACTTAAAAATATGTCCGATAAGTATGACGTACCGGTTGGCATATTAAGACAAGTGATGCGTAGAGGACAAGGCGCTTTTTTCTCAAGTGGTTCAAGGCCCGGTCAAACTCCAATCTCATGGGGTATTGCAAGAGCTAGATCATTTGCTTCTGGTTCTGGTGGTGCAAGAAAGGCTGACCAGGATTTATGGAAGAAAGTTCAACAAAATAGAAAAAGGAGAAAATAATGCCGCCGTATCACAAAGGAAAAAAGAAATCAGTTAAAAAGCCAATGAAAAAAAGCTATAAAAAAGGTAAGAAGTAATGCCATATTCAGAGTATTCAGCGAAACAAAAGAAACTTGCAGGCATAGCCCCGCCACGCAAAAAGATAACGGCTGCTGACTTCAAAAAACTTAGAATGGCTAAGAAGAAAAGAAAATGAAGAAAAAAGTAAAAGCTCCAAAGGGTTATCATTTTATGAAGGACGGTAAAACTTTTAGATTGATGAAAAATAACGGTAAGTTTGTACCACACAAAGGAGCATCCACTTCGGCTGAGTTTGAAGTTATAACTAAACACAAGTGAGTAAGCCTGAGAAAAAAATTAGATTTGATACCTTTGCTGAATTAAGCAAGTACATGGAAGAAAATACTAAGAGGCAAAAATCTAAAAGCAAAAATGGAAAAGCCAAACGAAAATAAAGGTCTGTTTTGGGACCACATTAACAAAACATTTTATCGTTGGCATGAATTAAAACTGTTAATGCAGGAAAGAAGATTAAAAGAAAATGAAACTAAACAAAATAAAGAATCTGGTAACTAGCCTAGCACCGACACTCGGCGCAGCGATTGGTGGCCCTTTGGGTGGTCAAGCTGGTCAAATACTATCTCAAGTCTTAGGTGTAAAAAACTCTCCTGTAGAAATAGAAAAAGCAATTAATAATCTTACAGCCGAGCAAATGCTTGAACTTAAAAAAGCAGAAAAAGATTTTCAATTACAAATGAAACAGTTTGAGATAGATATTTATTCTTTAGAAACTGAGGACACCCAACACGCTAGAGAAAAGTTTAGTGGTGATTGGACACCTAAGTTTTTAGGATCATTAACCTTGGTTGGTTTTATTGGTTATATCTTTATGATTACAGCCTATCCAATAGATGATAGTTCAGACGATATCGTCATGCTTATTCTTGGTTATCTATCAGGTATAGCTTCAGCAGTTATATCGTTTTACTTTGGATCAAGTAATAAGGAAAAGAAATAATTTATCTTACCGAGATAAAAGTAACTACCTCTGATAATAAAGTTAAAATCTTTGATGGCGGCAATATTATTGCCAACTCATTTAAAGAAGCAGAGGCAAAAGCAAAAAAAATGAACCCAGAGTTAAAAGTTATAGGTGAACTGGTTGCTTTTGTTTCATGCATTTACGATAATTAGGCAATGAACTGGGACGATTATCCGAACTTTAACGAAAATGAATTTGCATGCCAGCATTGTGGCGAACATGGCATGAGCGAAGATTTTATTGCTAAGTTACAGAAACTAAGATCAGACGTTGGATTCCCATTTAAAATTACCTCTGGATATCGTTGCAAAGATCATCCGATTGAAAAGAAAAAAACAAACCCTGGAGCTCACAGAGACGGCATAGCAGCCGATATTGGAGTAAGAGGGTCTAAAGCCTACGAGATTATAGAAAAGGCTCCTAAATACGGCTTCACAGGTATTGGAGTCAACCAAAAAGGCGACAGTCGATTTATACATCTTGATACCTCAGTGCAAAAAAACTACAGACCAAGACCTTGGATTTGGAGTTACTAATATGGAGATTTCAGGTTACATTGTTTGGAACATCATAGTAACCTTGATCTTGGCTCCTCTAGTTTATGGCATAAGAAAAAACGAAACAGAAATTAAACGTGTTGATATTTTGGTTAACAAAACCAGAGAAGAGGTGGCTAGAGATTATTTAACAAGAAATGAGCACACAATAGAGTTTCAAAGATTAATAGACAAAATAGACAAACTTGATGCTAAAATAGATAAACTAATTACGAAATAATGGATAAAGATTACATAGAATCACTGAAAGAAAGATTAATGGCCCTACAAAACATGATGGGTCAAGGAACCGGTATAGGTTCAACACCGCAAACAGACCCTACTTATTCAAGTGGGTTTGAATATGCTAGATCAATAGCTGGCGGTATGCCTTTCGAAGATGTAGTTCAAGAAGGCATGATGTTTAGTCCTGAATATCCAATGGGTATTACACAATCTGAACTTGATGAACTAAACAGATTTAGGTCTGAAGGCCCAGTGCCTGTTATGCCAGAAGCGCCATCTATGGGCGAAGAGTTGATTATGGAAGATCAAATGCCATTTGCACCGGCTGGTACACCAGAGCCAACCATCTTTGGACAAACACCCCCACAAGATTTTAAACCTGACTTTGATTTCTTGAGAGATTTAATTTCTGGTAAATCTCCAGTTATGGGTGTAGAGCCAACAGCACAAGATTTAGAATTACTTAAACAAGAAGAACGTGATTTAGAAAGAGAATCTGAGCTTGCACAACTTGAAAGTCTTGCTAAAACCGGGGCGGGTCGAGAAGTTCCTGTTATGCAAGCCCCTGTAATGCCTCAAGCTCCAGGAACAGTTCCATCACAATTTATACCTTCAATCCCAGGCATACCAACACCATTACCAATGCCTATTACACAACCAACTCCACCAGTTCAACAAATGCCTATGCCGGTATTCACACCTCCACCAGTACCATCTTTATTGAGCATGCCTCAAGTAAGAACAGAAGAAATTGTTTCTCCAATCGTTACTGGTAGTAGAAGATTTGTACCGCCAAGCTTAATAAATTTAGTATAAATGCCAACACACGAAGAAGTCGTCAAGGCTGAACAAGCCGAACAAATATTAACCTCAGACGTATTTAAGGATGCAATAGAAAACCTTAAAAGAGAATATGTAGCGCATTGGTTAAACTCTCGTGATATAAAAGATGTGAATATCAGAGAGGACTTACATAGATCAATTTTATTAATACCTGAGATAGAAAAACATCTTAGAATCATTGCAGAGAAAGGCAAACTCACAAAAGCCCACATAAATAAGATTAGAAGCGTAGGCTAAATCTTTCACTTTTATAAATAATTCATATAAAATACTATAAAAATACAATATAGGAGTATTTATATGAGCAATAACGGAAAACCGACTGCTTTACAAACTGACCGAGAGCTTGCTACTACGGCGTTTGAAAGTTTCTTGACCCCCGAAGAGGATAAGGTCGAAGAGGCAGTCACAACAGAAGTAGTAGAAGAAGTCATCGAAGAAGATGAATTACCTGAAGCAGCAGAGCTTGAAGAAGACGTTGCTGAGGATGAAGAAGCCGAGGTCGATGAAGAAGAATTAGATTCTCACGAGGAACAAGTAGAAGTTTCTGAAGAAGAGCAACCCACCCTCCACTCAGTTAAAGTGGATGGTCAAGAACTAGAGGTCACGCTTGATGAATTAGTGAACGGATACTCTCGACAGCGAGATTACACACGCAAGACTCAAGAACTGTCAACTCTGCGAAAAGAAGTAGAACAAAGACAAAACGAGTTAGCGGAAAAAGATGCTATTTATGGTGACTTGTTACCACAAATGGAACAAATGCTTACCAAGGGTTTTGAGCAAGAACCGGATTGGGAAGGCCTCAGAGAGGTTGATCCGATTGCTTACCTAACTGAGCGTGACAAGTGGAATGAAAGACAAAAAACAATCCAATCTGTCAAAAAACAAAAAGAAGAGCTACAGCAAAAACAATTCCAAGAACAACAGGAAAAGCTTGCTGAAGTTGTTCAAGAAGGCAGAAAAAAATTGTTAGAGTCTATTCCTGAGTGGAAGGACGACACAATCAAGGCAACCGAAGAAAGGGCTATCGTTGATTATGGAGTCAATAAACTAGGCTTTTCACCCGAGGAAATGGGCCAAGTGTATGACTATAGGATTTTACTTATGGCAAGAAACGCATGGCTTTATGACCAAGCTAACGAAGCAGTTAAAAAGAAACCAGTGCAAAAGGCTAAAAGCCGAGTAGCTAGACCTGGTGCTGCAAATGTTCCTAAGACAACAAGCGCTATTAAAAAAGCAAAACAAAGGTTGGCCAAATCTGGAAAAGCTTCGGATGCGGCTAGTGTATTTGAACAAATAATTTAAAAAGGAAATAACAATGGCTAAGGTAACAAACGCCTTTGACACATACACAGCGACTGCTGACAGAGAGGACCTAAGTAACATAATTTACAATATCTCTCCTATGCAGACTCCTTTTATGTCGTCAATAGGCACACGAAACGTCAAAAACGTAGTTTTTGATTGGCAAACAGAATCGCTTCCTACACCAAGCGCAAGTGGTGAACTAGAAGGTTTTGAACTTTCAAGATCATCTTCAACCGCTACTGTAAGAGCGAGCAACGTATGTATGATCTCAAAAAGAGATGCAACAGTAACAGGCTCTCAAGAGAGTTCAGACCCAGCAGGTAAGAGATCAGAAATGGCTCACCAGCTTGCTATTATGTCTAAAGCTCTTAAGAGAGACATGGAAGAGGCTCTTTGTCAAAAGGGTGCTAAAACAACTGGTAATGCGACAACTGCTCGTGTAACTGGTGGTTTTGAATCTTGGATCACTTCAAACGATTCAAGAGGAACTGGTGGTGCTTCAACTGGATCAGGTGCAGCGCCTACCGATGGTACTCAGAGAGCTCTTACTGAAACTCTTCTTAAAGACGTACTTGAACTAGCTTTCTCTAATGGTGGTGAGCCATCATTGGCTATTTGTGGACCACATAACAAACAAGTTATCTCTGGTTTCACAGGTAGATCATCTGCTAGACAATTTGTAGATGCAGACACTGTAGAAGCTTCAGTATCTATCTATTCATCTGACTTTGGTGAACTCAAAATCGTTCCATCAAACAGATCAAGAGAAAGATCACTTCTTCTAGTTGATCCTGACTTTGCAAAAGTTGCTTACTTAAGAAATTTCCAAACAGTAGATATTGCTACTATTGGAGACGCACAAACAAAAATGATCGTAGTTGAGTATGGATTAGAAGTATCCAACGAAGCTGCTCATGGTGTAGTTGCAGACTTAAGCACTTCCTAATTATTAGGATATGGGGCTGGATTTTCTGGCCCCATTTTTTATGAATAAGCAAGACATACTAAAAGCTTATCAAGAAAGCTTAAATGGAGAGGTTTCAAAACTTACTTTAGATTTAGAAATTTATCTAAACAATCCAACATCAATTCCAGAACACACAAGTTATAGTCAATACCTAGACGATATTGTTAAGCAA